AAATAGGTATAAATATAGCGATAAAAGGTTTATCAATTATTAGTTCTTTGTTTGATTTCAGAGTAACTGAGAGTAGTGATAAAAGAATCACCGAGTCAGGAGATAAAAGAATAACAGAATAAATATATAAAATGGCAGATAAAAAGATTAGTCAATTACCACCAAAGGGTTTACCTATAGCATTTACTGATTTAGTAGAGATTGCTGAAGATAATGGTGCAGGTGGTTATGTAACAAAGTCAGTTAGTGGATTACAACCTACTCTAGTAAGTGGTACAGATATTGTAACTATTAATAGTGCATCATTATTAGCTAGTGGTAACTTATCATTACAAACTCCTTTAGTAAGTGGTACAGATATCAAGACCATTAATGGTAGCTCTGTTTTAGGTAGTGGTAATTTGGTAGTAGGTGGAGGTGGAGTCCATGTATTAACCAAGCCTGTTACAGGTAGGTTATATAATGTGCGTACAACAGGTGCAGCTCTTAATACAGCTACTAGTACAGTAGCAAACACCATTTCATTATATCCCTTTATCCCTGCAAATTCTTTAACTATTTCAAATCTTCAGATAACTGTATCAACAGGAACTGTAGGAGGATTAATAAGACTACTTGTATATTCAGATTTAAACGGTGTGCCTAGTTCTAAATTAATAGAAAGCACTAGCCTAGATACAACCTCTGCAGCAATTAAAACATTTACTACATCTTTTACATTTACAGCAGGTACAGTTTATTGGCTAGGTTATTATTCTAATTTAGCTATCTCTATAAATGTATATGATTCTTCACAGATGACACCAATATCTGCGAGCAGTCATTTCAATGCTTTCACTAATGTAACTGCCGCAGCAGTTTTCCCTACTGCACCATCTACACTTGGCACAGCTACACCTGTATCATCAACAGGATCTAATATTGGCGTAATAAATTTAACAGCAGCATAATCATGGCACAAATAAGAAATGAAATTTATGATAAGAACGGACTTGTTGAAGTTGTTTTTATAGAGGTAGAAGGACCTACTCAAGAGGAACTAATTGCTCAAAAAGAGGCACAGCTTCTAGCTATGTATGAAGAGTTAAAATCTTTAAAAGGAGAATAGATGAAAGGTAACTATTTAGCAAGTTTATATTTTATATCGGGTTATGCAACTTCTATGTTTATGATGTTTCAAGGACAAGAAAATTACATTGTTTTGGGCGGCATAACATTATTTTTTTACTTAACCTTTAGCTTAACTGAAGCTCTTGAAGATTTGAACTTATGAAAACACAACTATCCCTACTATTAATATCGATACAATCAAAAATATTGACACTTATATCTATATGCTTTGCATTCTTTTTACCGATATCAGGAATACTGTTAATGATTGGAGTACTAATTATTATTGATACTTTTACAGGGATTTGGAAAGCTAATAAGTTAAAAGAAAAAATAAGTAGTAGAAAGTTATCAGCTATTATTAGCAAGTTAGCACTCTATGAAATTACAGTTATAATGTTTTTTTTAATAGATGCGTTTATTCTTAACGATATCATTCTTACATTTTTTAGCGTACCATTCATGCTCACTAAAGTAGTGGCATTGGTCTTAGCTAGTATAGAAGTAATGTCTATTAATGAGAATTATAAAGTAGTAAAAGGTATAGACTTATGGCAATCAATGAAGTTATTATTTGCTAGAGCTCAAGACATCAAAGATGATATAAACAAAATCAAATGACAACACAACAGGTAACAAAAAAATATGGTACTGCTAATGTAACAGGTGCAGGTTACTTAGTGAAAATTAAACTACCATATCCAATGAGAATAGCTTGGGACTTGGACAGCTCAGTCAAAACTATGATGTGTCATAAGTTAGTAGCTGATAATTTTACAGCTGTATTTAATGAGCTATTATCTACCTATGGCTATGATAAGATTAAGGAGTTAGGGATAGATTTATTCGGTGGATGCTTTAACTATAGAAAGATGAGGGGTGGTACAGCACTATCTAGGCATTCATGGGGTATTGCAATAGACCTAGACCCTACTAGAAATTTACTCAAGGAGTCGTCAAAGACTGCTAGATTTGCTAGACCTGAATACAAAGAAATGATAGATATTTTCTACAAGCATGGGTTTATATCTTTGGGTAAAGAAAAAAATTACGATTGGATGCACTTTGAAATAAAAGAATAATGGCTAAGATAAAATTAGAGATAACAAAAAAGGTTAAACCTAAAGTTAAGCGTACAAACGTACATTCAAAAAGTAAAACTTCTAAATTGAAGTCAAGTAAAAATTATAAGAAACTTTATTCAAGACAAGGGAAATGAGAAATCTTTTAGCAGGAACGAAAACAGGAAAATCAAAAACAGCAAAGTATTATCAAGAAAATCCTGAAGCAAGAAAAAAGAAAGTAAAGTATGATATGAAGTATCATGATACTGAAGAGCGTAGAAAATACCGAAGAGATTTAGAGCGTACTAATAGAAAAAATGGTACAAGCGGAAACCATGATGGTATCGACAATGCGCATGTTTCTAAAAAGAAAACAGTACCTCAATCGCAATCTAAAAACAGGAGTGATAAGTCAAGTAATTTCTTTAAAAAATAAAACATGTTTAGAGTATTATTATTATTATTTGTGTTGTATGGTTGCTCTGCTCAATACCATCTTAATAAGGCTATTAGTAAAGGATATGCCTGTGAGCAAACAAGTGATACCATAAGAATAACAACATTAGATAGCATACCTATCATTATTAATGACACTATAATATGGGAGAAGTTTATAAGTAATAAAGATACTATTATTAAATATAAGACTATATATGTTCCTAAAACTAGACTAGATAAGAGAATAGAGTATAAGTTAAAGGTTAAAACTATATATAAAGATAGGATAGTTGAGAAGGCTCAAGCTAAAGCGGAAGGTAAAAAAAATCAACCAAAAAGAAATTTCTTTTGGCTTGGAGTTTTAGTAGGAGCGTTGATTTCAATTATTATTTCATTTCTTTGGAAAATATTTGTTAAAAAAGCATTACATTTGTAACTAACCTTAAATTAAATAAAATGAAAAAAGTAGAAGATAATAATATCCAAGATATTATTTTTGCAACAGAAGAAGAATTAAAAAACATTAGAGAAATGAACTCTGATTTTTCTAAAGCAAAAATGAATCTCGGTGATTTAGAATTACAGAAGCAAAGCTTAATAAAATACATAGATAGTATTAAGGATGTGTTTTCAAAGCACGAAAAGATACTAATGGATAAATATGGTGAAGATGCTGTAATAAACATTGAGACAGGAGAAATAACAAAAAAACAATAAAGCAAAATGGGAAAAATAAGTACATATACAGTTTTATCTACACCTACAGCAACAGATAAGTTGATTGGTACTGATGTAACTACAAATAATGAAACTAAAAATTTTTTAATTTCAAGTTTATTGCAGTTATTACCAAGTGTTGTATTGACTCTACCTATTTATGCAACTAATGCAGCTGCTTTAGCGGGAGGTCTTGTTATAGGAAACCTTTATAGAAGTGCTACAGGAGTAGTATCTATTGTATTTTAATTAAACTATTATGGAAATAAGAAAAATTTCTGTTGGTCCTGACTATAAAGGGGGAGCAATGCATTACATAGTAGGACAAAAAGTTTTAAATGAAACGTATGAAATACATTTAATTAAACTTGAAGACTTTACTCAATCTATAAAAATATTCATCATAAACGAATCAAATGAGATTCTTTTGTGGAAAGAATTTACACAAACTATTCCAATCTCTATTGAATACAATATATTTTATTAATGAAATCCCCATTTTATTTTATTGTTGAATCTTTAATAAATAAGAGGTACAACAATACAAAAACCATCAGTGGACTAGAAATTATTACAAGTACATCTGAAGAAGACTATATATCTTCAAATAGATTCGCTAAGGTAATAGAAGTTCCATTAGGTTATAAAGGCCCAATATCTTCAGGCGATACATTACTTGTTCATCACAATGTATTTAAGTACTATTATGATATGAAGGGAAATCAAAAAAGTGGCAAGAGTTTTTTTAAAGACGATAAGTTCTTCATTGAACCTGACCAATTCTATATGTATAAAAAAGATGATACATGGTATTCTTACGATAAGTATTGTTTTGTTAAACCTATAGATGCTATTGACTCTTATATAAAGAAGCCATTTAGTGATGAGCCTTTAATGGGTGAGATGTTATATCCAAATGATTACTTAATTAGCAAAGGAATAAACAAGGGAGATGTAGTATGCTTTTCACCTGACAGTGAATATGAGTTTACTATTGACGATGTAAAAATGTACAGGATAATAGACAATCAAATAACAATGAAATTAAATTAATGGACACAAAAGAAATAAAACTAAAAATCATTGCGGCAGGTCACAAGGCAGTTGAGCAGTTAATAAAAGTTGCAGAAGAAAATATTATTAAAAAAGATTCTGATGATGAGTTGGCTGCAGATAGATTAAAAAATGCTGCTATGACAAAAAAGTTAGCGATATTTGATGCGTTTGAGATATTAAATAGAATAGAACTAGAGAGAGAAAGTCTTGAGCATTTAGAAAAGGGAGTAAGTAAAACAGATACTAAACAAGGGTTTGCGGAAAGACGTTCAAAATAACTTATATAGTATACAAAAAGATTTTGTATCACCATCTATACTGTCCAATAAAAATAGGGCAAGGTCTTGGATATATGGTTATGATGATAAGTACGATATAGTTGTTATATCTAAAAATGGACAGGTAGGTCAAATAGTAAATATATCAGGATTAAATATAGGACTTCCTCCTGTTCCTGATAAAGTATATAAAAGAAGCGATAAAAAATCTGAGCAGTATTGGCAGAGAGAAGACTTACCTAGGGAGTTGTCAAAGATACAATCAATTTTCCATTGGAATGAAATGCCGTCACAATTTAAAGATAGATTGGTAGACTACATTGAGAATGAATTTGACTATAGAGAGCGCGGCTTTTGGTTCATGAATAATGGAGAGCCAACATATATTACAGGTTCTCATTACATGTACTTACAATGGGCAAGTATTGACATTGGATACCCTGACTTTCGAGAAGCTAATAGAATATATTGGATTTATTGGGAAGCATGTCGTGCTGACAACAGGTCATTTGGAATGATATACTTAAAGATAAGACGTTCAGGATTTTCTTTTATGGCATCTTCTGAATGTATAAATGTTGGTACTCTTGCAAGAGATTCAAGGGTTGGAAT